TGCCAGCAATCAAATGAGCGGCAGTTTCATAATCCTGACCGTCAAGTGGTTCGTCTTTGAATTTAAGTAATTCGTTTCTAACTGTTTTTTGTTTCATAATGTATCCTTTTTGTTAATTATAGGTATACTATAGACTAAAAATAGCGATTTGTCAACAAAAAAGACCATAAATATCAAAGAAAAAAGCGTTATATTTCAACACTTTAGTGGAGGTGCGACATTTTGTCAACAATTAATTGTTCTTCCGCATGAAATTATCGTCCCAACCAAATGCTTCCTTGATTAAATTTGCTGTTAATCCCTTGTATTTCTTGTTTAGGAGACCGTCTTTAGCGTCAATTAGTAATTGTGCTTCTTCAGCGCTTAAACCTTCTAACATTTGAATAAACATGTTATCTCTTTTTATTTGATTTAACTGTGGATTGCCACCTTTAAGTAAGTGAAACATCCTTTTAACTTCCATCTTTAACCAGTTATGCTCTGTGCCAAGTGGCGCTTCGTTCACTTTATATGGTGGTGCGCCTTCTGGTAATAACCACTCACAGTTAGGGTCAAAACTACCCTTTAAAAACATTCTTAATTGTTCAGTATCGTATTTTCTTAATACTTCTAATTTACCTGCTTTATCTTTCTTATTATTAACTTTCATTAATATCTCATGGTAAGATAAATTATAGGTAGCGTCATTTACTGCCATTTTAAAACTCCTCTATTTTTCCAATTAACTCTTTTAAATCATTGTTAATTAGATATGTTAAAATACTGCCACGACTTGCAACAGTAGTATTCTTAAATGTATTATATATATCATCTTCCTTTTCGTCTGGTATAAAATCAAAATCTATTAGTCTTTGGTTTCTTTGGAAATTTCTTAAATGATATTCGTTACAAAAATCTTTAGCGTCACCACCTTTCATCAATGTTTCAATCCAGTATTGTAACTTCTTTTTCATAATGGGTTTTTGTTTTATCTTGTTAACAAAAGTATCGTCTGGTGATAAGAAATTAGGAATACCATCAGATGTATCACCTCGTAAAATATGTTCCCAAATATACTCTTGTGGATTTTCAGTTTCAATAAATTTTTTCTGAATAGGTGCATATTGGGTAATGTTAGGATATTTTTGTAATTG